CGTATGGCTTGTACCGTTCCTCTGCCCGTTCCATTAACTTCTGATAAGACAGATGCGTCTTGGCTAGACTTTCGTCTGTTGCCTTGCGCTGGGCTGCTAAGTCTTGAGACTTTTTAGTTAAAGACGCCTCTTGTCCGTACAGTCGCTTCAAGTCCTTTACAGATACCTGCTTAGTCTCACCGTTGACTGAGATGTCCACGATCTGATCGTCAGAAGCTGTCAGAGGCTCATCGTCCTCATCATCGTCATCTTCTTCGGCCTCATCTTCGTCTTCATCTGTGTCTTCAGCTTCGTCCTCTTCAGGGTCTTCAAGGTCTTCTTCGATGTCTGTATCGTCATCTTCGTCTTCGAGTTCATCCTCTTCAACCTCTGTCTCTTCGAGGTCTTCGGATGTTGCATCCTTGTCTTCGACTTCGGATAGGCTTTCACCGTCCTCCCATCGACCTAAGATTGCTTCTGCCGCGTCATCAATATCTAATGCACGGGGCGCAGAGTTAGTATCTTGCACGTTATCCATGGTGCTACTGATCCTCTTGGCTGTTGTCGCCATTTGCTGCTTCGTGGATGCTGTTACGCACTTCCACTCTTTGTTTGAGTGTGTTCACCACATCTACTAATGCGCGATAGTGGCTATAGGCTTGCTCACGTTTCTCCCGGTCCTCTGGCGGTGTGTTGACAAAGGTTTGGAAGGTCTGCTCGACAAGTTCGTTGATGACAGAGGTGAATGCAGAGGCACCAAGTAGCGCCTCCGCTTCATCTCCAGCCACCACAAGTTGCTCTTCTTGTGTAGGCATAGGTTATCCTATTGGTTTACCCGTTAGGGCTTGCGATTGCTCGGACATCTTCAGCACGACGTGCAATCTCAAGTTCTTCGAGGTTGACGTATTCTTTGTGCTCTTGCTGGCTCTCTTGGAGATCCATCTTGTCCGATTTGAGTGCGAAGTCTGCTTGTGATTGCATCTGCTGCATCTGTAGCTTCATCTTCGCAATTTCAGCGTCAAACTGTGCCTTCATCTCTGACACGGCGGTCTGACGTTCCTGAAGTTCTAGCTGCTTCTGAGCCATCTGCATTTGCATCTGCTGTGCTGGATCAGGCTGCGGTGGAGGTATCTGTGCTGGGTCTGTAAGGAAGTCAGCAACATTCTTGATACCAGACTTCTCAAGTACAGCAGCCAACATCTTGAACTTCTTGTCGGGGCCATACATCTGACCCAGTGTTGGGTCTTGTGAGAAGAGGGTGTGGAAAGCCAGGTACTTCTGTACCATGGTCTCTTGGTCGCCATAGCCAAGGTGGAACTCGACTTGCACATCTCGCTTGTCAGTCCACTGGGCAGGGTTGATCTGCACATAACGACCAGCCAACTCTACGATCTTCTCTTCGCTCTCGTTCTCTACGACTAGCTGGTAGACAAGAGTAAACAGGGGCTTCAAGAAGTTGTTGGCGAAGTTACGAGCAATGATCTTCTGGCGCTGCTGGCTCATAGTAGCCAACTGTTCAACCATAGCAGCTGAGTTCTGCTTGCTTATGGCATCCTTGTTGAGGCCCTGCGATAGGCGAGACACACCAGAAGTATCCTCTTTGTCTTCGTCAAGCATCTGAATGGTCTGGAAGACAAACGGGTTCAGAGAGGCCTGCTGCATCGGAGAGATAGCATCAGGTCTTGTGACGTTGACGATACCACCAACACGATTGTCGATAAGCTCACGAGGGTTCGTAAGTCCACCTTTGACTACAGTGTAGCGTGGGTTGTTTGTGACCATAGCGTGGTCGAGGATGGAGCGTGTCAGAACTGTACGAGCATTCTGGATACCCACGAGCTTGTCAGCAAAGTTGTTGCCGTGGAAAGCATGTGGGATCGGCAGAGGTACAAAAGCCACGAAGGGGCGGCGGCTGACCATCTCTTTCTCTAGTAGTACGTTTGAGGCTTTGACTACACGGTACAGATCGGCTGTACCTGTGCCCTCTACATCCAGCTCAATGTAGGCCTCGACTACAGTTACCTGCCGTGTCTGGCGCTGGTAGCCTTTGTCGTTGAAGCCACGGTCTGCACCAATGTCATCAAAGCGAGATAGTATCTCTGGGTCATTGTCGAAGTCTGTGTCTTCGTTGTCAGAGATTTTAGCTACTACGTCTTCGTCATAGCCCATCTCAATTAGGTCAGAGATAGACTTCTTGGTACGGTGAGCACAGAAGCTGACAGTATCAAGAGACTTGGCTTGTGGTTCAATGAGGAACTCTTCGGGAGCGATAGCCTCTACTTTGACTTGGGATGTATCACGGTACACACGCAGCTCACCGCTGGAGATACCATACTCATCCTCAACGATCTCTTCGATCTCTACGTTGTCTTGGGCAAGTAGTGCGTCCAGCTCATCCTCAGTCAAGTCTTCTACTGCTTCGATGTGGCTCTCAGACTGCTTGGACCAGTAGACCTTACAGATACCAGCACGAGCTATGAGACCATCATGTATGACTGTCTGCATTGTCTCGAAGAGGTTGTTCTGACGGTGCAGCACATAGTCTGTGTACTCTGTGCAGACTTCTGCCATTGGTACATCTTCGGCACCTTGCGGTGTAAAGCGGAGGGTCTTGTTGCCTGTGCTGAAGGTCTCCAGAAGTGCAGCCTTCATACTCTCTACTGCGTCATACACATCTTGACTGACATACTTGCTGTTACCATCGTGCGCTGGGCGTGGCAGTGAGGCGCTGTAGTAGTCCATAACCTTGCGGCGCTCTTTTGATAACTCGCTGTCGTAGTAGCCTATGGAACGGCGAAGGTTGGTGTCTACGATTGATACGATCTTTTCGTCATCAATGGCTTGGTATTCTTCTTTTGATTTCATGTCTAAACCATCTCAATGTAATAATCATCGACTGCCTCTATTGGCTCCCAAGCACCCTCATGTATGTGGTTTGCTAGGGCCAAAGACATTACGCAGTCATCGAAACACCCGGCTTCAGCTTCCATGCCCCCGCTTTGGGTGACGATGTAAGTAAGCATCTCTCGGATAGTGACCTTATCGTTGAGTTCGATTGTTCCCTCTCGAACTGAGGCCCTGAGTTCATCAATAATCAGGGGTTTTGTCTTGGCAGTGGTAGTAAAGCCCAACTTAATGGTCTCTTTGTCTGTTAGCTTGTCTACCTGCACTTCTGTGTAGAAGTTGGGGTAAGCCATGTCTTTACCAAGACGGGTACACGTTAAGATACCGTGACTGTTGTTCTCCACGATGATGTAGGCAAAGTTAAAGAACTCACCTAGCTTGTAGAGTACCTCAGCAAAGTAATCTGGATGAACTTGGGCACGATAGGTCGCAACCTGTCGTTTCTTGCTGTCTAATACTTGAGCAACTGAGAAGTCCCCGCCTCTGACACCCATGGCGACATCAGCACCGATTGTGTACTGTTCTCCGGGGTCTAGAGTGCGATAGAGCGTCAGTTCTCCTCTGACATTCTCAAGCCAGTCATCGCCTTCCAGCGCAAGCCTCTGCTTAGGCTCTGCGGCTTCTGCTAGACTTTCCTGTAAACCCTCTGGGTTAAACACAGGGCGTCCAGTTGTCAGGAAGGCTTCTTCTGGCTCTGCTGGGTATTCTTGTCGATATAAATCTATGCCGTTCTGTGCAACCTTGCGGCGACGAAACATAAGTTGCTCATCGTCTAGGCCATACTTCTCACACAGCTCTTCTTCCTCTGGTGTACGCTCGAAGTTCTCAGGTACAGGCTCCCGATACTCAGGATCAATATACCAAGGGATAAACACTGGCACATAGCCATTGGTTCCCTCTACGGCACCTTTCCAGAGGTCATAGAATATACCAGTGACACCATTGGCCGTGCTTTCGACAAAGATGGCAGTGCCCTTCTTGCTGGGTACAGCCTGTGTCATACCGTTCCAGTTCTCCAGAGCGGTAGACTTCTGCCAGAAGGCAAGTTCTGAGGCATGAACATGGGTAAGAGTTTCACCTCGACCAATGCTCTCACCACCAGCTGTGGCAACCACAAACGAACTGTCTAAGACATCAAACGTAAGTTCCCGGCGAGAACTATACTTAGTGTGAGGCTTGAGTAACTCAGGGCAGTTCTCGTGGTATCTCTTGGTCATGTCGAAGAGGGCACGGGTACTGTCGGAATGGTGTGTGACAACCATAGCCTTGCAGGCTTTACGTTGGGACACGTTAAAGTACAGATAGCCGCCAACGTAGGTCGATAGACCCTGCTGTCGGGCCTTCAAGATAATGATGCGAACCTTGCCCTCAGTCTCCATCTGGTCCTCTACGGCCTTCTGGAGAATGCGCTGGGCTGGCTTCAAGTTGAGTGACGCTATGTCACCGTCCTTGGTTCTGATCTTGAGGGCTGACTTACTGTAAAAGTCAAAGTCATCGTATAGTTTGCGGCGTACTACTTTAAGTCTCTTGTCCATCTTCGGCTTGCTCATCCTCTGGAGTGACTACTAAGAGCGACTCCAGAAATGCCTCGGCTTTACCGATAGTGACTTCGCTCTTTGCGGCAGGCTTAGTCTTGGTGAAGTCCAAGACCATTCGTGCTGCTGTTAGGCGGTCCCGGTTTTGCCCCGGTTCACGCATGATTTCGACTGCTGCCTTGAGTGCCTCAATGGCATACACATCATCTATCTCATTCTCTTTGGCCATGATTGCTACGATCCTTTCAGCATCTGCTTTTGCCTGTTTCCTGATCGGCGTAATCATTTCGAGGGTGTAGCCATCAGGTGTTCCCTGTGGTCTTCCCCCGTTCTTACGCTTTTTTGTTGACCACTGCTTTCTTAGCGCCCTTCCCTCTTCGGTTTTCATTAGGTTTGTGAAGTAGTTGTTTGCTTTTGGCGTCGCCCTGTTTGGGTGGGTCAACTCTTTCTTCGGTGCCTTTTTTCTTGGTACTTTGGGCACTGGCATCTGCTACTCCTACTAATGTTCCAATGATCTTGAGGGTCGTTGGGCAGGACTTACAGAACACAGGGGCTGGTAGTGCCGCTGCCATCTCTGCAAGTACCTTGTCTTTGTCAGAACTACTGAGGCTAGACGCCTTTATAGCTTCGATGCCCTGTAAGAAGGGCACCAAGTCAAATGCTGTCTTATTCACTGTTTGCTTCCTTGGTCTTTTGCTGCTGTGCAATACGGTCCAAGTAAGGGTTTAGGTACTCCTTGGACAAACTAGGCTTCATTAAGTTTGCTTTGGCCCTGCTAAC